AAAAATTAATTCACCTGCCGCTGGGTAATGGTTAACCTTTCTGCGTTGGTTCCTCTGCGTATCTTTAGGGCCATCCTTTTTCTCCGTTAAATCGTTCCGAGATCGAGTTCATAGGTACCTGGACTTGTTACTGTACCAAAATCCCAATCGAGCTGTGAAAATAAAAATTCTGTTGCGTTTATATAATTTCCTTGAGTTATCGAACCAAAGTTATAATCGAATACTCCTGAAATTAATGCTTGGCTGTTGTAGCCTAATAGATTACCGAATAAATTTGTAGCGGTAATATTTCCTGTTATGTTTATATTACCTAAACCTAATAGACTGTGTCCGTTTAAATTTAGGTCTTCTTCTAGATTGACTGCTACTAGGTTAGCATCGAACACTATAGTATTTCCAGACTTAGTGATTACAATATTGTTTCCGCCCTGGAAAGTAACCTCTGTAGTTGGACTGATAGCATCCACATTACCGTTACTAGTTACTATACTATTAAATGTGTTTTGTAAAGGAGAATTAATAGTGATGTTATCAGTATTTTCTACAAGATTAATATTAGTTCCAGCTACTAATGATCTCATTTCGAGATTATAATTAGACTTTTGCTTGAAGATCCTAGCACCTGAACCTAGGTTTTTTCCAGTAACACTCAGTTGGTTATCTAAAGTCGCGAAATTAGCATTGACTTTTTGGAAAGCCGCACGAAGATCGTCTCCGAGACCGTCATTGACAAAATTACCTATGTTGATCGATGTTATGCTCATTTTATTACCTTTACCCTATATTTATCCTAGTTTTTTATAACCTGCCTACGGCAACTTCGATCGTACCAATTCTATCGCTGTCGTAATTTTCTAGGGCTTTACCTATGATTGTTCCTGGTTTAGCTTCTTCGCCGGAAGAAATAGCTACACCCGGAATCTGGCTAGAAACTATGAGATCTCCTTTGGAAATTTTGCCTACTACCTTACATGGCACACGGCCTTGTAGTGCGACACATACTCTAGTGCCTGGGCATTCTCCGTTCATCACATAAGCCGGATTAGTAGAAACCACACCGGCTATTCTAGTAGTAGCTGCTTTGCTGCTCTTAGTGACTTCGGCAGAGCCTCCAAATTCTACTATCGTACCTGGTTCGTATTCTTGATCACTTGTATACCATTCTGCTAAGTCGGCCCATGTGGCTGAGAATCTACTGCCCGAACCTATAGACCAGTTACCGACAATCTGTCCAGTATTTGCTGCTGCGCCTGTTGATAATGTTCCGCCATTATTAACATTAATTGTACCTGCGTTACTACCGGTGGCATCCCAAAAATTGTGAATAGTAGCATAATAAGCATTGTATTGATATGCTGCCGATGTACCGGTGTTTAATCTTATAGCAGTATTACCGTTACCATCTCTGAGAGCAACATAATATGCTTGAGAACCTGCGTTATCTAATACTCGAGATAGTACAGTTGATGTTGTGCTGTTAACAGTCATCTTGATACCAAGTGAACCGACAGCATTAATTGATCCACCACCTGCCAGCGTAATTTCACCACTACTGGTCAATCCTGTAACAGATACAGCGCCTGCCGAAAATCCGTTTGAAGCATCTCTTTGTACTAGATTCAAACCACCTACAGCAGTTGTAGAACTGTAACCGATTGTGCTAAATTTGCCAGAGCCAGTACCAGTAGCTGTTCTAACCACAGCACCTACTGATGGAACTTCTGCTCTGCTTAGACCGTCGCCGTCTTCTACGATAGTTCTAGCGTCAACGGGAACCGGAGCTCCGATAGCGGTTCCACTAGCAGGTGTTGCTCTTCTTGCCAACACCTTTGTGCTGTTTCCAGACAATGATTGATTGTCAGTGGCATCATAAACACTAGGATCGATGTATGCCAGCTTGGTAAATCTAACACCACTAGTAGTAGAAGTCGAATCATTCAAGCTCAAGAAACCGTTAGCACTAACTGTGAACACAGCCGAATCGGCAGCTGATAACAGACCGAACGATCTTACTCGTATAGTAGAACTTAGTGTGCCAGACGGTATAGCTAGTGCTATATCGAATGTGTTAGTAGTCACATTGTAAACGGTCCATTGACCGTTTAAAGAAGTTATTGAAGTCTCACCTGAAATGACAACGCTTTCTCCATTAACAAATCCGTGTAATGTGGCTGTCAGTGTTACTCGAGGAGCTCCTACTGTTTGATTGGTGTAAGAAGTTATCTGTAGACCATCCGCAGCTTTTGCTTTTAGAGTGTTAAGATTTAACTTGTATTGACCGATAGCAGCAGTGTAAGCTATATTGTTATCAGTAACATAATTTGAAGCAAGGGTAGATGTTAATGTAGTTCCGCTTCTGTTTAGAGTTATAGCACCAGTAACAGTGGCTTTTGTAAAGCCGGCAGCAGTACCAGTGAATGTCAATAGGTCACCGCTGCTTGCTCCAGTAGTCGTACCATCCTCTAGATTCAACAGCTTCATGTAATTTCTTGGAACAGCATCATTCGCTGATGTTGGACTAGCAACATTTATGATTCTGTTGTTGTTAAGGTCCATAGGACCTTTCATGCCCAATGTACCATCTAGAGCCATATACCCCGGACCAACCAAACCTGTAGTTACTATGGTGCCGCTGTTAGATAGACCTAGTCTAGAATCGATATAGGTTCTAACAGCATTAGATGTAGGTGTAGAAGTAGATGGAGCAGGTCCTGTTCCACCTAAGGTTGTATCGTTTGAGAACTCGTTAATTTCAACGCCGCTCTTCAATCTTAGAGTTTCGATACCAGCCAAGTTGATTTTGGCGCTCAGGGTCAAATTACCTGTACCTTGATCAACACCGAAGAAGTCACCGACTTTGAATGTACCGTTTTGGTCTGTGCTTACATAGAACACACGACCCTTGTTTTGTTCTAGAACTTGTTTAGCTACATCAGGGGTGTTAGCCGGCGGACCAAAAATATCTGATGGATAGTTAGTGTCTGCGTAGCTACCAGTTCCTATATCCAAGAAGTCCACGCTAGTGGCTCTCATAGTAGAAATATTAACGGTGACAGTTCCTGTAGCACCACCTCTTATACCTGCGTTGAGTGACACATTGCTGGCACTGTTATTGATGCTGTAAGTTAATCCGCCCATGGCACTGACAGTACCACCGCTGGTAAATGTAGTATATCCGGTACTGTTGACTGCGGTTGTTAACGCACTATCTGAATACAATTCAAAACTATCAAATGATCTGATCACTGTAGAAACAGAACCAGTAGCGTTGCTAAGTGTAGCAGTAGTACCACCCCAAATATATCCGGAAGCAGTAGTCAATGTCACTGGGGTCGTACCGCTGATAGTGGCAGTTATCGTAATATGTGTAGTATCTGGTATAGATAGAACATAATATGTAGTACCACTAACGATACCGCCAAACCCTGTACCATAGAAGATGATAGCTTGATTCAGCGATAGCTTGCTGGTATCGTCGACTACTATCTGATTAGGTCTTGATGGGTCTGTAGAAACGATTGTTGCCGTAGCATTGATCCTGTACGTGCTCACTGTGATTGTTGTAGAATTAATCACACGATGGACGAAATAGTCTTGTATGCTGACCAATCCGCCTATAGATCCAGAAACTATCACAGCCTGTCCAGTAGCCAGCGCAGGTGTAGACACTGCTGATCCTAAAGTTACATAATTAGTTCCGGCAGCAGTGGCAGTTATATTGACAGTGTTAGTCTGTCTCTTGATATAGTAATAGTTTGAACCTGAGAAATTCAACTCTGTCATACCACCGACGCCGGTGAATTTGACCTTCTTGCCGTCTGTCATCATGTGGGCCTGTGTAGTAGTGACTACAGCAGGATTGGCCTTGGTAACCGCGCTGACCGTTCCTCGAGCAGTAGCAGCATTAGGATTAGTGACGTTGTTAAATGTAACCTTGGCATAAGCATTTGGTAGACCGGTATTAACCAGCGTATATCCTGTTATTTCGTATATAGAGTCTTGATAACCAAATATCTGTCCTCCTGTTCCTGTTGTACTAGGATATACAGTATAACCTGTAGTTTGATAAGTCAGTCTCGCAGCGTTAGCTGTGCTTAAAGGTTGGATAGCTATATAATCATCGCCAGCATTGCCGAAACCTGGAGGTATAGTAAATGTTGTATCATTTTTCTTGACAGGTAACGAAACATAACTGAATCCGTCTCTAGTGGTCACTAACACATCTTTGTCTGCTGCTCCGACATCTAGATATGGGTTAAACGCAGTTACTCTGATAACGTTGGCAGTTGATTCTGAAAATACTAGAGCAGTGCTTGGTCTTGTGCTTACGATGGCATCTTTACCACTAATGACCAATTCACCGCTTTGTCTTATGATCAATGATTTGCTGGTCAAATCGTTGGCGATACCAGTGACTCCCGAAGCACTAGTCACATTAGCTAATGAAAGCGCAGCAACACCGGTTGGTAAACCTGTTGTGGATACACCTACTACGTTGTATGTTCTCCAACCTAATGTAACTCCTGCTCCAGAATCGCCTGTATGATCAATGTCGACGACACAGCCATTTCGAGGTAGATATGAATAATTGGTCACATAAAGAGTTAACGATCCCTTGGCATTGCTAATAGACAGTAGAGCATTTTCATAAGATGTAGCTGTCTGGGCTAGCGGAAATTTTAGATTGACTGAATCTGGTACTTCATTAGGGTCAGCACCTTCTGCCCTTAAACCATACACACCGTTACAGCATGAGCCACCCACTGAACGTATCTGACCACCGTTGAGTGAGTAGTAGGCTGTGTAGCAGTAATAGGTAAACAGCGACACAGATTCGATCAAACCGTTATTGTTGGCAAAAATTCCATAGCCCAAGTCATTGACCTGTGTAAAGTCGTTGTTCAACATTGACTTGTTACCAGGTGTTCTTAAGATAACTTTACCACCGACCATGGCATTATATGGAGTATCTAACACGCAGTTATATTGTGGATAGATATCAGGCACAGTGGTACTATCACCGCCTGCTGCGATAGTATTAATATAACCTACAGCAGTGTCTATAGTACCTGTGCTAGTTCCTGTTAGTACTTTAGCGTTGGTTAGATCTACACCTGATAGTGTTAGGTCTTTAGTCTGGTAGAACTGAATAGTATGGCTGGACCCACTGCCTGATCCTGTGATATTGATTGCCAATGCTGTAGAAAGACCTTTTTCTGCGGCTACTATCAGATCAAATGATTCGAACAGTTGAATAGTGTCAGCATCTATCACATAAACATAATATGGATCTACAGTTGATAAGGTACCAAAATCTGTGGTAATAGAAGACCCACCGCCGTTGCTATATTGTACCTTAGATCCATTAGTAAATGGGTGCGAAGGTAGTGTTATTGTATTTGCTGATATAGAAACAGCAGATGAGGGATTGAAAGTCTGTTTGCTACGTAAAGGACTTATGGTGATGTTCTGTATAATATCGGTTATAGTAGAACCTATAAAATTAACAGCATCTGTTTCGGCAGGAATTTGATCCTGCGCATATACCAATACTCCTTGTCTGTAGTAAGAATATCCTGCTCTTAGAGATTCTGTAAAATCTCCAAACATGTCTATAGCAATAGCATCAACTATAAGTCCAACATCTCGCTTACAAGTGTCTTTAAGATAATTTAGTGAAGGATAATATTGATCGACAAATTTAACAGTTTCTACCTGTATGAGTTCTTTGTTAGCCTGTATCAAGGCCTTGGCCTTATACATAGCTTCTCCGTATTGAACAATATTAGCTATGATTTCAAAACAGTTGTCAACGATAGTTTGAGCAGTGGCACCATCAGTGATCGACGGAATAGTAGTTTGTCCTGCGCTGCCTAGCACAGGTGTAAACAGTTCTTGTTTGATACATTTTATCGCGATATCTCTAGCATGTCTTATAGCTGCGGCAGTCTGTGTTACTTGACCGGCAATGATAGTAGAACCACTAGAAAAATATAGTCTACCTGCTTGTGAGCTATGTCTATAACCGCCATATAGAAGGTCTTCCATGACAGCATCAACGATCAGTCCTACATCTCTATAACAAATATCTTCGTCATAGTTTAGATTAGGAAATCCACTAGGTGAATTGATCCATGCTATGGTTTCTGTTTGTATGAATGTTTTGTTAGCAGCCAGCAGAGTCTTAGCGCCAAAATATGGTGTTTCTACTCTAGTCGCTAAGGTAATCCTATATAAATCACTGCCGAACACAAATGATGTTGGTAGCTGAGGTTCTCTGTAAAGACCACCGATAGTGATCTTATATCCGTCATCGCTCTTATCTAGTAGCACACCGGGCATGTTAGCTACGAATCCATCGACGTATTGTCCACCAGCAAATCTCTTGGCATTAGTGCTGCCAGTAAAACTTGATCCAACTTGCATGTATGGTGACTTGGCAGATATCTGACCTTCGGGGTCAAGTACCATCATGAATCCGCCGTGACCTTGAACACTCATGTTACGTACAACAACAGCGTCATTGGCTAAGAACACATCCATTTCGTCGTTATTCTTGGGAGTGCTTGAGTAGTCCAGCGGATCTGTTAGATAGTGATAACCGTATTCTGTGGTCGAGACACGGATTCCGTCGATGATAGGATCTCTACGGAAATATAATCTAGCCCAAGGGGATCTGCTGATTCCTGGTTTTGGTCTGATCTGGACACGTCTAAATTCTGTTCCTTTGATAGAAACGTTAGCTGCTAGACGTATAGGAAAATGTTCGTAATAGATACCACTTTCTACTTCAATAGTAACTTGTACGTTCTTGGTAGCTTGGCCGTATTCTATTTCTTCTCCTACAAGAAGATTACCAGTAAGTGTTTGTATATCAAATATTTCGTTGCCTAGATTATCTATTTCGGCAGCAAAGTTAACGATTCTAGCTACAGCACCTGAAGTTAATCCTCGTAATAGTTGACCATCTGATAGATCGTTGTCAAAGTCGGAACCTAGATTTTCTGTAGTTATGGTTATTCTTGGTAGATAGATATCGATAGTTGGAATAGATGTATATCCAGAACCATTGCTTACGATATTCACATCCTTGATAACTCCACCTACTTCTATAGGAGTGGCTTCTGCTCCTAATGTAGGAGATCCTCCTGAGAATATGGCAGAAGCAGAACCGTAATTGCTACCTCCATTAGTAACTATGATGCTACTGACTTTCCAGGTAGCCGATATCCTAGCACCGTTACCGGTTCCTCCTACGAGAGTGATATTGGTTATATTATCAGGTAATGCGCTATAGACACCTGCTTCTACGATAGAAAGTTGAGTAATGCCGCCTGTGATATCTTTGGCTTCTACACGCACCTGTGCTGGAATAACAGGAGTACCTCCAGATAGCGTTAACACATCTCCGAGTTCGTACCCAGTTCCTACGATAGGGATAGTGAAAGAATCGACGCCCATCCTTGCTACTGCTGTAGCACCTACTCCTGACAAGGGAGAAGCAGCAAACGAATAAAGTGTTGAATTCTTGGTACCAAAATCGTAGGTAAGTTTCTTTCTATAAGGACCTAGTTCAAATGGAGCACTGTTAATGATCTGCTCTGCTACTTGAGCAGCATAGCTAACAGTAGCATAGGCAGCTGACCAAGAACGTCCTCTTTGGTTTTCTGGAATATCTGTTCTATTGTCGCTACCATTTTTAGCAACAAAGATGTTATTAGCACTGGTAAATGTTTTGCCATCTACATAAGATTTTGTAGCAGCGATTAACCCATTGTAGTTGGCATCATCGCTTTGTATAGGATTTCTGCTTAGGATCAGCGGACCAGTCATAGTTCCCCATTCTGTCCTAATAGCATTAGTGTTTGGATCTCTAGCATTTACGCCAGCTAGAGATAATTTTCCGTCTACATATCCTTTTGTAGCAGCATCTGTATCTAATTGAGCTGGACTAAGATTTGTTAGACGTTTGAAATTAGAGTTTAAGTTGGCAGCAAGTGTTGGAGTGGCATCGTTGATCAACGCAGAAGCTAGAGAACTAAAACGGATAACTCCTGGATCTACTTGGTTGATAACTAGAGTAGCATCACCTACTAGTTCTTTAAAAACAATTTCTTCAGTTACACCATCAACGACCAGTATTTTATTTGAATCAGCTAGGCGTATCTGGCTAGGTGTGTCAGATAGCCCAGTAAAGGACAGTTTACCTTCTTGTCCTAGAATAGCATATAGTTCTGTGAAATTTTCGTTGACTTTCTTAAAACTGTCACGAATACTGTCGCCGGTACCGTCATTGCCTTCGATACCAATATTAATCTCTTGTCTAGCCATTATAAACTCCGGAAAAAGCTACTTGCTCCTAATATTTAGCCCAAAATTCTATAAGCCGAATGTAAATATCTTATGTACTTGAAACAACTGACACGTACCACAGAATACACTAGACCTAGCAAGCTAGGTAAGGATCATGTCTATACGAGAGAAAAGACTGTGGCGGTATTCCGTTGCGACAGTTGTGATGAAGAATTTGAAAGAGATCTAAAACACATAGACCATAGGCGTCTAAGTAACAATTATTTCCATTGCTGCTCAAAGTGCGATGTTAAACGTTTCGCACAGAAAAAAGGAGTAGATAGGAAAAAGATATGGGACATGCCCGCTAGCAGTCTGTTACCTGTTAGCAAATATTAATGCTCACTTAAGGATGCCCTCGGGCACGACTCCTACTATCATCCTCGCCCAGCAGCCGGGCACACCTATGTAACGATAACGTCCTAAGGTAGGTGTTCTATACTTTGAAACTTTCCCCACACCCGCAGCGAGCAGTTTCGTTGGGGTTTTTAAAATCAAACCCTTCGTTAAGTCCGTTTTTGATCCAATCCATTTCTAAACCTAGCAGGTACACTAGAGATTTCTTATCTGTGTAAATGTTAACACCATTGCTTTGCCAAACGTCATCATGCTCGTTTGGAGTGTCGACATATTCTAAAACATAAGCAAGACCTGAACATCCGGAGTTTTTTACTCCTACTCTTATGCCCAATCCTTTGCCTCTGCGTTCTAACTGTGTCTTTACTTTTTCAGCTGCTAGTTCCGACAGTGTTATCATTTAATTCAGTTTCTCTTTGCTTTCTACGATAATCTTCAATGGCTGATTTAATAGCATCTTCTGCGAGGATAGAGCAGTGGATCTTGACGGGGGGCAAAGCGAGTTCTGCTGCGATAGCCGAATTTTTAATCGTACCCGCTTGGTCGAGCGTCTTACCTTTAAGCCATTCGGTAACGAGCGAGCTACTCGCAATCGCCGAACCGCACCCGTAGGTTTTAAACTTTGCGTCTTCGATGATTCCATTTTCATCTACCTTTATTTGAAGTTTCATCACATCGCCGCAAGCAGGTGCCCCAACCATACCAGTACCAACGGTAGGATCAGACTTATCAAGACTACCCACATTGCGGGGGTTTTCATAATGATCAATAACCTGGTTGCTATATGCCACGATTAGTCCTTAATAAAAAAACCTTTGACTTTATCTTCCAAAGCCTTAGCCCAAGATGGCTGTGGAATATGCCAGCCCACGAATGCACCTACTAAAATCCAAAATACTGTTTCTAACATGTTTGGTCTCCTTTAGTTATTGTAATCTATCATTTACTATGGCCCAATCTATTATGCGCCAAAAGTTATTCATATATTTGTCTTTGTCTGCTTGGTAATCTAATGCCCAAGCGTGTTCCCACCAATCTACTAACAGTGCTATCCTAGTAGGATCACCGGTGATATTATGATTTTTTATAGTCTTTATTTCACCTTGTCTGTCCATAAACACCCAACCGCTGCCCTGTATAGTCATAGCAGTTTTTAAAAATTCTTCTTTAAAACTGTCGAACGATTTGTATTTTCTTTCTATAAGTTCTTCACTAGCACCGAATGGGCGATTAGCACCACCGGGCGGCTTTAGCTGTGAAAAATAAATGTTATGTAGTACTGCTCCGCCTTTATTAAAATCTGAATCACCTTCACCTTTATTGTAACGTTCTACGTAGGCTTTAGCTAGCTTACCATAATGATAATCCAGAGTTTTTTCACTCAAAACAGGATCTAGCTCGGTTCTTTTATAAGGCAGTGGCTCTTGCCTGAGCTGTTTGTCTGCTACTTCTATTAAATTGATATAGGTCTTTATGTCCTTCATGACTATATTTACCAGCTAAATAGGCTGTAAGGAGATTAACATGATTAAATTTCTAAAACAGCTTTTTGGGTTTGGTACAACTGTATTACCGGCAGGCAGTCCTACTACAGATAGTTCTGCGGTAGCTGTAGCTAATTCTACACCAGTAGCCCCATATAAAGTTGAACCACCAGTTAGCGTAGCTGAAGCTGCTACAGAAGCTGCTGTAAAGAGCATTCCTACTCCAAAGAAAAAGGCTCCTGCTAAGAAGCCTGCTCAGAAGAAAGAAGGAACGCCTAAACGCGGCCGTAAACCAAAATCAGCAGCCTAACTGTTGCGCTTCTTCGTATAGTGCGAAACTAGCTAGATTTTTAGCTTTGCTCTCGCACATGATATCGAAGTTGTCTCGGAAACTCAGAGCCCATTCGTTTGCTGGTTGATTCCAGTAAAAGTTAGAATGAGCTCTGAGTTTTTGTTTTTTGTATCCTTGGCTCAGCAGTTGGGCCATATCAGGAAGGGTATACATGTCGTGTCCAACCAATATATCTTCACGGCTGACAGAGTAATGAAGCACAGGGCGGCTAGCACCCCGCCAGCTATCAATAATCCTTTTAACACGGTCGTCATTAGCATCGATATATTCTCCTGAGTTTACCCAATGATGATGTATATCTAGTACAAGGGCACAATCGTTGACTAGCTCGATGCTGTCTTCTATGCCCCAAGTCATTTCATCATTTTCGATAGTTAGCGTGTTACGGGCCTCGGGAGTCATCCTAGCCAACGCAGCACGTATTCCCATTGGGCCTTGTCGGCCTGCGATATGAACATTGATTTTAAAGTCTTGAAACGTTTTGCCATATCCCATCCAGCGAGCCATGTCCACATGATATTCGAACTCCTCTATAGAGCGACTAACAACGTCATCATTATCACTAGCCAACACACAAAATTGACCAGGGTGAAAGCTAAGGCGTACCCCCCGACTGCGTCCCAGATCGCCCACACTCGAAAAGGCTCTTTCAAGATGTAAGCGGACATCAGGCTGACGATAATAGTAAGACCAGCTAGGCTCAGTGTAGACAGGAAGAATATCACTGCTAAGGCGGACCATACGGAGTTCATCGGGTAATTCTCCTACACGTTCGACAAGTTTACGAGTAGCTTCGATATTAGCATTAGCTAGATCCCATAGCTTTTGTTCTGCTACTTCTCTCGTCTGTCTATTTAACCATGCCACAGTGGTGCTACCTGTATTGTACTGCTTACAGTCGTCCTTCTGTTTGATGCCGTCGATTTGGCTAGGACCGTCGATCCATTTACAGGCAAACCCTATACGTTTAGTCATTTGTTGCTTTCTGCGTCAACTACACGCTGTCTTAATTCGGTTGTGGAAAAACTGTGCCTGCGTCTATTGAAATGATATTCCATCGGTAGACCGCTGCCAGTAAAATCTTTGTCTATGTATTCTTCTCCTAATATTCTAACATCAATAGGAAAAGAATTCAAGATATCGTAGAGCTCTTGTTCTGTAGCATATGGAACGATCTGATCCACATGCTTACAGCCATTAAGCTGTACCCACCTTTCAAATACACCTTGTACAGGTTTATTCTTGTGTGGCCGATCTAGTGTGGGATCGGTCTGTAATCCCACAATTAGATAATCGCATTTTGTTTTAGCTTCTTCTAGCATCATCACATGACCTGCGTGGAACAGATCAAACGTAGAGCAAGTAAAACCAATCTTAGTCATTTTTATCCTTGGTAAGTTCGCACATTAGCATAAAATGTTCATATGCCTTGCGAACACTTTCGTTTTGTAAAAGTTTTTCAGCTTCTTCTACCATAGCAGCGACTCCGACTTCAGCAACTTCTCTAGCAGATGGGTGAACAAGGCCACGAGCTTCTTCTCCCCATACTTTGATAAGATTGTTCCAAGCATCTATTTCTGCCTGGGTCATAGCTTTGCGTTTTGGTCGGACTTCTGTCGCTTGATAGACAGCACGACTGATAGCATCTTCGGCAATTCGGCCTGCTGCGATCATAGCAGCGTAGTTTGGATTGATATTGAATCTTCGACTAGAACCTCCCGGATATACACTGACCAAATGATTTCCTTTTGGAAAGCTATCCAAATATTCGCTGTCATATTCCGAAACCGGAACATAACGGCGTCCTACTTTTTTATAGAAGATAGTCTTAGTCATAGTCTTATTATACTATCAACAGAGCTATAAGTCAATATATACAGTATGAAATTTGATCTCTACACCAATTTCGGGGCCATGAATAGTCCGCCCATATTCGAATCCTTTGCTCGAGGTTTGAAAAAATTTCGACACGAAGTCGTTTATAATTCCGGAGACGGTGACGTAGCCGTTATCTGGAGTGTGCTTTGGTATGGTCGTATGAGATTCAACAAAGCTGTTTTTGATTCATATAGAGCCCAAAACAAGCCGGTAGTAGTTTTGGAAATCGGCGGACTGAAAAGAGATATCACTTGGAAGATAGGAGTCAACGGCATAAACGCAGGACACTATTTTGTACAAGGTCCAAAAGATTCGACACGTAGAAAGAAATTAGGAATAGAACTACAGCCTTGGAAGAACAATGACGGAAAGATAATCATATGTTCTCAACACGCACACAGCCAACAGTGGGCAGGTCAGCCTGATCCTATTACCTGGACCAAAAATATAATAGAAGAAGTTCGAAAGTATACAGACAGGAATATAGTGTTGCGCCAACATCCTAGATTTAAGTTTGCGGTTAGTGGAGTGGAAGTTGACGATTCTAAACCTTTCCAACAAGAACTTCTGGATGCCTATTGTGTTATTAACCATAATAGCAATCCTGGTATCGAATCTGTTATAGCAGGAGTTCCGGCTATAGTAGATAGAAGCAGTTTGGCAGCACCTGTTTCTGCTACTGATATTTCTTTGATCGAAAATCTACCAAGATTGGATAGAGAACAATGGGCTAATGATATTTGTTGGTGTGAATGGACTGAAGATGAAATGAGAGAAGGCATTCCTCAGAGCCTGCTTTCGCCCTATCTCCAATTGTCTACGATAATAGGATCTTGAACTTCGTGTACCATAGGATACCCGTGGAAGGCCAACACAGCAGTTTCTTTTAAAACTTTGGGATTAGATACGAATTTAAATTTTGAATTCTTACCGAAGCCTAAAATTTCATCCCTAGTTCGTACTTCCCATTTATAACTTTTGATCCATTCGTCTGGATAGAAGTAAATGTTATTTTTGTGTAGATCATATATCCAATCTTGATCTCCGTGTAGTCTAGCGCAGATAGTTTCAAATTTGACTACAAAATCATCCCATATATTAGAAAATTTTCCTGCTGGCCAACGCATGACTGCGCTGCCTAATTTTTGATAATCTCTCCTAAACACACGACCAGGGTCTCTCAGTCCTACAAAATCTCCTGACCTATAGGAAATCAAATGATCGATGTTTCGTACAATGACCATATCTAGATCTATAAAGAAGCAAGTATCTCCTTCTGGAAAATGATCTTTTTTGAATACATATGGTTTCCACCACCAACCTTGTAGGTGATTGTCTGGCAGCATACGTATTTCGATAGCTGTGTTTAGATTTGAAGGATCGTCTGTGAAGCAGACAAAACGATGAGGCACCGTTAGATGCCTCTCGATCATGTTATACAATCTGTTTACATAATCGGAACTGTACTTGGTTCCGTGTTTTAAACAGATCACATTGAGCATGATTAACCTTCGTAGATCGCGGAATTACCTGCGTGTTCGAATACTTCTGCGCTCTTGATCCTCACACCGCTGCCTACAGGATAGCGAGGTTCGAACGCTTTTAGGTAATTGTTTCTATGATCAGTGTAACGCCAAACTTTACCTGCTTGGAACGTTTTCAAGATATCGTCCATTGTTTTGTATGCCAATTCGGCAAACTTTTCACAACCGACTCCGTCGACTACACGTAGATCGCAGATCCCTCCTACATCATTCAAACCCAATTCTGCTAGCGTTTGAAATTTTTCAAGATGAGGATCATCATGGGCGACTACCAAGGTATGATCAAACATAAATTCTGACCATTCTTTGAATGCCTTTAGACCTCCAAAGTCCATGACCCAATTGCGATCATCTAGGGTTTCACTTTCAAAAATCAGTTTGATTCCGATAGAGTAACCGTGTAATAGTGAACAATGGCTATGTGTTGAACGCCATTGTCTAAAACAGCATGACAGCCCTCTGTCATTGCCGTAAGTTTTTGTTGAGTAATATTTTGCCATCTCTAGTCTCCTGTAACAAATGAGCAAGTTTGATGACACGCAGAGTATTTAAAGAGGGGTGAGCGTCTTAGTCCTCGTAACATTTAATAATGTTACAGGATATTTATAACATGGTCAAGAGAAATCTTTAAAACTGATTAGTTCCACATTGGGCAGTCGCCATTCTAATGGATTAGGCCAATCATCATCGTTGACTATCACAAATGTTAACTCTGGAAAACTTTCGAATACTTTTTTGGTTTGATGTATCCAATAACTAGGATCTATAGCATGAGAATCGTCTTTGACATAATTGGATGTACCTTTGTACACGTTGTTGACCTTGTCTACTTTTCCATATAGATCAAAAGACATCATGTATACTGTGTCTGTACATAGATTGGCAGCTAGCAATATAGCATAAGGTCCACTACCCCATTGGAATGGCTCGTCTGCTCTTTGATCACCTTTATAAGGCAATTTGGGTACCGTAGTTACTTGGGGATATGATTGAAATTGATCGATCCAATCTGGTCTAGTATAGATGCGACATTGTTTGTTTAATGCTACTGCTTCCGTGACCATTCTTCGATCTACACAGACCAGATGATCGACATCGTAGTCTCTGATCAGAGCATTACAACCTACTGTGAGATATTTTTTAGTATACGGTGTTAGATCTATGTTTGTTCGGCTTTCACCGTTTCCTATCGCTAGGACTGGCATCTTTATCCGATCATACCAAACTTGGCCCAGATACCAGGGCTACCGTCTGCTACACATACCCAACCTATGGGTTGATTGATAGCAGGTTCTGAATTCCAAACAATATCACCTTTCTTGTAAGTACCATAGATAGGTGCTGCTGAACCATATGACTGTAGTCGATCTGCGATCCTGATAGGTCCGTCGACATGTAGTGAAACTGAAGGATCTGGATTCTTGATACCTATACTAACCTTGCCAAATATCTTGACCTGTTTTGGATTATTGGCATCGCCCACTGTGGTATTACCAGAGCCGTCAATCACGATCCTTGAAGTATCATCTGTGACTAGATGTAATTCATTGCTGGCAAAAGTTCCGATCACAGCCTTGCTTTGATCTTTAGTGCCTACCATGATTTCTACATTATGCTCGAATACAGATAGCTTGCTGTGTCCTTGTTCTATGCCTATACCAATCCTATCGCTGACAGAATTGTAAACGAATACATCATTGAAGTTTACATCTCCCAACACTGTTAGTTTATTAAGATTGCCGACTTCTTTGAGTCTGCTCTTGGAAACTGTGGGCCCAAGTTCTTTTACACTCAGCACAGACACACTGTCTATCATGTAAGAACGTTCTTGTGCTAGATCTATATTTTGTGAAGACCAAATAGTTTCTTGATCTTTTAATATCAGTTGTTTAGGACTCTTACCGCTTTTCCAAACTAGCCCTTTTCCTATGATAGGACTGTCTGCTGTCTCTACGAATTCTAATGGTGTAGATCTTTCAATCCTGATATCAGTTCTTAATTCTTTTACAGTAATTACTTCAGCAGTAAGTGTGCCAGTAATCCTGGCATCTTTGACTGTGAGTGAGTTTTCTACAGCGACATCGCCTTTGATTAAAGGAGTCTTGAGTGCTTCTATCGCTACAGCATCATCTTGGACTACGATCTTTGGACTAGTAGCTACATCTCGTATACCGGTACTAGCAAAGTTTCTTATAGTACCGCCTGCGATCATATCGCCTGTAAAGGCTCTTTGCGGAATCTGATTGAGTATTTTTTTGTAGTCTACTTCTAAATTGGCTCTTAAAATGCCTGATACTGTGAGATCGTTGACTACTACTAGCTCGTTGGCAGTCAATGTTTTAGATACATTTAGATTGGAATCAACGTTGTCGATGCTGGCATTTCTAGTTTTGATTCCTGTGTCGTCGATAGTCAGAACAGTTTTTGTAGCAGAATCTCTTATACCAGAGCTGCTGAAATTTTTGATTTTTCCGCCTTCTATGTGGTCTCCGCTCAATGAACCGTAGGGTACATTCCTGAAAAGACTAGCTAGATTCTGTTCAATAACAGCTAGTATTTCTCCGGGCGCAGTGACTTTGTTAGCAGCAGAAATGGCTTTTAGCTCATCAGCCAAGCCACCGAGTATTTGATCAATGTTGGTTTGTTCCATAGTACGAATATTTATCCTTTGTCAAAAACAATAAATACTTGGTAAAAGGACAGGATAATGCCAGCGATTTCAACTAGCCCGATAACGTTTAACCCTGCTACAGCGGTTAACATTGGTACAGACGTAATTACAAAGAACAGCCACGGATTCAATAATTATCAAGGTGTTATATATTATAACGGTGGCGGAACCAGTATAGGCGGATTAGTAGACGGACACAAGTATTACATTATCTATCTCACAGCCAACACATTTAAACTGGCAACCACTGAGCAAAATGCTAGGGAAATCGTTCCTATAGATCTGCTGTCAGTTGGATCTGGGTCGAATCATTTGCTAGTAGCTGATTATACTTTTCCTTATGATACAGCCTATATAGACACCTTTAGGACTGTGAGATTTTTCCATCCTACACTGCCTGTTGTTGGATCTACCCTGGAAGCCAAAAGTGTCAGAGACAGCCTAAACATAACTTTAGGTGCTGGTATGTTTGTCAACGGTATCGATCAAGATACAGGATCTGTGAACATTAACTCTGCTGAATACAGCATGACTGTTCCTTTAGCAACTACAGATATCAACCTTAGCAGCACAGCAGGTGCTAATCAAAGCATCACTATAACTCCTGTGCGTGGTATTTCTATCACACGCGGCGGCCCACAAGAATTAAAATTCGAAAGTTTCGGTGTTACAGAAACTGACAATCTACAGTCTGTGACTACTAGAGGCAACATAACCAGCAATACCATTTATGTAAAAAATTTAGTAGTCGCTGATATCGAAAGCAGCGACGGCGGGCTATCTGGTATCACAATCAGTGCTGGTGACAACGTTACAGGTACTGGTACCATTGGCAATCCACTATTGCTCAGTCCCGATGAAACACAAAGCTCGTCGGCTGCTAGGACTGTTACTATCAACTTCACAGCAGCCGGTGACGGTATGCTAGATTATACCGCTGTTTATAAAGTATTAGATAGTATAGTATCAGGATCTGTCGTACTACAAAGGCAAGATCCTAGCACATTGATTTGGTCAAATCTAGACAGCGCCAGCGGTGTGGTGGCTTTACAAAGTTATCAAATCAGTAACATATATTCAGAAGTTTATAATGGAGCAGTAAATTATAGGATAATCATTGATTGGACTGGCAATACTGGCAATGTTAGTTATAGGATAAGAGTTTCATTCAATCCTGCGCCTGTAACTGGTGTTACCATGTTGACCACCGACACTGACAATCAGACACTGACATTGGGCAGCAGTGGCGGCACTATCTATCTTAACAGTCGTGTTGACACTAATGGTCTAAGGATTTTTGAAAATAACATCATAGGTACTAATTCCAATGATGATATAGTTATAGATCTAAACGGAACAGGTGCTTTAGAGCTAAGAGCTACTACATTAAAGACCGATCAGACTTCGTTTAATCTGATCAATACTACAGCTACTACATTGAATATAGGTGGTTCTGCTACTACCATAACGATGGGAGCAGCAACAGGCACTTTCAATATCAACAATCCTACACTGACCACTCCTAACCTGAGCACGTTCAATATGAACGGAGCAAATCCTAGTGTCAGTACTACTAGCACAGGTACTGCTTCAGTATTCAATACTAATGCTCTTACCGGTAATCTATTTGGAGCGGCTACGGCAGTTAACATAGGAGCCAACAGCGGAACGCTGACTATTGGCAATCCTACAATTACCGGAACGAATGCTACATCATTGAATCTAAATGGTTCATCGCCATCTATCACGACAACATCGACAGGCACAGTGTCTGTGTTTAATACTAATGCAGTGACTGGAAACCTGTTTGGCGCAGCTACTACGATTGACATTGGTGCGTCGGGAGGAGCAGGAACATTAACGATCAAAAATGACAACGTTGTTATAAATGGTGATCTACAGGTTAAAGGTGGCGATATAACCACTAACCAAACTTCGTTTAATTTAATCGATGGCACAGCAACAACAGTCCAGGCATTTGGCGCAGCCACTACATTGACGTTCTCAACAGCTGGCGGTACAACTACATTTAGAAGTGATGTAGTGATCAACCAAGATCTACAGATCAAAGGTGGCGATCTAACCACTAACGCACTTACATTCAATTTGTTGAACACTGATGCTACTACGATCAATGCCTTTGGCGCAGCGTCAACAGTTAATCTTGCTACAGTTGGAACGACTATAGAGATTGGAAATTCTAGTGGTACGACAAATATCAATAACAATCTTGTAGTAGACCTTGATCTACAGGTCAAAGGTGGTGATATAACCACAGACCAAACTTCGTTTAATCTGTTGAATACCACAGCGACAACAGTTAATGCCTTTGGAGCAGCCACTACAGTAAGCATCGGTGCTGCTACAGGTACAACAACTGTTAATAACGCATTGACAGCAAGTCCAGCAAATTTAAATGTGACATTTAGTCCCACAGGCACAGGTACTGTGACAGTAAATCCTGCCACAGCTGGTACAATCAATAATATGAGCATTGGTGTAACGACCGCGGCAGCAGGTCGTTTCACTACACTAAAAGTAAAAGATACAAGTGCTGCGTTTGACTTATCAGTTATTCCTACAAGTTCTACAGCGTTAACGGCAGGACGTTCTCTAACAGTTGACGTTATTAATGCCGACCGCACAGTTAAATTAAACGGCAATATTGATTTAGGCGGAAACCTAACAACTGCTAACGCTCTTACAACTAGTGGAAACTTTGCTCTTACACTGACAACAACAAACACTACAAACGTCACATTGCCTACAACTGGCACCCTAGCCACACTAGCAGGATCTGAAAGTCTTACAAACAAGAAACTAGGAAGCCTAACTTCAAACGGTATTGTGACTACATCTGGCGGAGATGGTACATTAAGTGTAACAGCAACCACAGGTAGCGGTAGTGTTGTTCTCGGAACCAGTCCTACTATCAGCGGCACTTCAACTAGCATCACGAATGTAGGAACGTTTGCCTTACGCGATACTAGTGCTGCTTTTGATCTAACGATAGCTGCGACTAGTTCGACAGCGTTAACCGCAGGTAGGACATTGACACTAGATGTCGTAAATGCTGCTCGAACAGTTAAACTAGCTGGCAATATCGATATTGCCAATAATCTAACTACATCTGGTAATTTTGCTCTTACCTTAACGACTACAGCATCTACAAGTGTAACACTGCCAACTACGGGTACATTGGCCACACTAGCAGGATCAGAAAGTCTAACTAACAAGAAACTTGGTAGTTTGACTTCGAATGGTATCGTAACTACTTCAGGTGGTGATGGCACCCTCAGTGTGTTGTCAACAACAGGTACCGGCAACGTTGTATTGGGATCAAACCCAACATTAGTTTCACCAACTTATGGCAATTCTAGTTCGACTTCTGATGCCGATGCTACGGTTGATGCTTCGACAACGACTTTCTATGCTTATGTCCAGAGCGCATCTGGTACAGCAAGAACTATCAATATCAGTAATCTTACAGCCGGTAGAGAAGTCAGGATCTATCTAAGAAATACTAACGCAGCTACTAAGGCTATCACGATTACAGCTAGCACTACTGCTTCTGGTTTTGCCAACGTAGCGATGGCAGGAAGTTTTGTAGGAGCCAATGCTGTAGGTCAAGTCAGTGCTAGTACAATAACTCTAGCAGCCACTAGTGGTACAGCTATGGTTACCGTGTTTAATGCCAACGGCACCATAGCTGGTTCAGCAGTTTAAGCTACCTTAAGCAGGATAGTGTCTTCGTTGATACGTCCGTTGAGCTTGATGTCCACAGCCTTGATATCTTCCAAGAACTTGCGCAGTGCTACCTTGCCTGCTGCCTTAAACTCTTTCAACTGTTCTTCGGGTTTACGCAGAGTTTTTTGTACGCTCTTGTTCTCATCGAACCCGATGATGGTCGTACCTTTGACACGCAGATCATTGTAAGCTGCCGCTACATATTTGCCCAACTTGCGAGTCTTGGTGTTGAACACCCAAACTTCTTGACTACCAATGATATCCGCAGGATTGATAGACACTAGTTTGAGCTGGTCGTCAGTCTTTTTGTACTTCATCTTAGCGACCAACTTGTCCTTAGGCACAGCCTTCTTGACACGTGGCTTGCGATTGACTTTGCCTTCTTGCTGTAGCATATCACAAGCACTGATGATCTCTTGGTAAAAATCATGAAGCTTCTTGATATTCTTTTTGCCTAACCAAGCATATCCTTCTTTCAGCTGCTCGTCTTTGCCTGCCATAGCTTCAACGACTTCGTCGAACGGGCGTTGATAGATTTCTTTGATCACACGAGCATGAGCACCTTTACACTCTTTGCCCTTGAGTAGGTTAACGATCTTGATAGCCTTGGGGTCAAACCCTTCAGGATCCATCAAGAAGCTTTCGTGAGCATCTTCGATTTCCTCGGTCATCTTAAACGCAGCTTCACGCAATCGATCTTGGATGCTAGGCTGAGGCGCAGTAGAAACTTCTTTCTTTTCTTCTTCGGGTTCTTTGACGTCACGACCGCGTTCAATAGCATCTGCGATACGCTCCCGGAGAAAAATAGTTACAGGTTTAAGTTCGCCCATGGTGCCTGGAAGTTCTTCCCAATGCTTGGCTTCTTTCTCGTTGAAGTCTGGCATACCAGTACGCAGACAACGAGCGATTATAGCAGCCTGTGTTAGATTGAATCCATTGGCTGCTTTTGCCATACGGATATCTTCTGACGAGTATTTGTTTTCTTTCATCCACGCATACAGATCAGGAAGAAGATCTGCGGTCTTGTATTCGGCATAGTAATAGGCTACAGCGTTACGGCGAAAACGGTGATACTGTTCGCCAGTCATCTTTTCCCAATCGGTCCACTTTGGATCAGGATTGGCACCTCGACGTGTGCCGGCTGATACGACAACTTTTTTGGGTTTGGCTTTAGTAACGGCCATCTATTGCTCCTATGCTGTGTTTAACAATACTATTATTATATGCTCAAATGATAGTGCTGTCAACCACTACCAATGGCGTATGACCCCTGCTATGATAAAAGCATTGGTAATTATATAGCATAATATTATTAAAGTCCTAATCAAGGCTACTATATCGGCTTCTTTGTCTGTCTTGCCCGATTTTTCACCTAATGCTTTAGCCCAAAGTCTCCAAAATTTCAATACAACCTCACTGTATCTTCTTCGATAGGACCTCTCCAAACGATAGCTTTGATGCTTTCCAAATCACTGACTGGATTTAATTCCAAATCAATTTGAAGTTGATCTGAGAGATAAGGGTCCATTTCACCATCACCATCGATATGAAATAGCAATTCTACTTCGCTAGATTCATCAAAACTTCCAGCTTGGATGACATCTCCTACAGCATAAATGCCTATCAATAGTTCTCCCTCTAGGGAATCTTCTGCGATATTTCTTATAGCTTTAATGTTGGCTCGCAATCTTTCCAACACATGCTTTCTGTAACCGTCGTCGATAATCATATCAGTCATCGTTATCTAGGACAACCCATCCTAGCTTTTTCAGATCCTCCTTGATTTCATCAGTTACTACGCTTTCTGCCACATATCCTTTTGTGCCATCTTCGTCACCATTACCCAGACCATCACCGATACCAGAACAGTACCAGTCAATGTAATCTCCTTGCTGTCGCATGTCTGCGATGATGCCGCCCGCATACCTCCATGAGCAACTCCAAGACTGTTCTTTTAGGATTGGCAGTACATCTAGTTTTTGGAAATCATTATTACACATGGCAGCATAAAGATTTTGAGAATAAGTTTCGCTAGCACGAGCTTTTTCTAAAATCCAATCAGTGGTTAGGAGATCGTATTCCATGTTGTTGACACGGCTTTCTGGATCGTCAAACTTGTGCTTATGATCTTCTAAGATTTGTTGGAAGTAATCTAGATAAGCTTCGTTAGGCTTTTCTCCCTTTTCTTCCATACGTTTGATATAACCATCTTTTTGGAAGGTATGCCTATGCGGGCTCTTGCTTGGGTCACTCATGATCAGACGCAATCTTGTTCGCTAGCTGCTCTTACAGCTTCAACGTTTTCCTTTTTAGATTGTCTTTGTTTTTTAAATTCTTTTACATCTGCTACAGCAGATTTAAGTGTTTCTGCGTAGTTCAATGCCTGTTGTTCAGTCATGATGATAGTAGCCTGATATTTGATATGACCTTTAGTCAATACTTGCCATACTAGTTTAAATCGACGATACCAATCATTAAACAGTCCAACGAAGAACCAATGTATATTCTGATAGATTTCGTTATTGATATCATAACGAGTTTCTAATTTTTGTGACCAGTAATCGGTAGTTTGTTCTGTATGAGTATGAACAGTGACGCCAGTATCTTCGGATTCAACCCAGATGTGATGAGAATGATCGCTGTCCCCGCACTCGCAGGTTACGGTGTAGTTTTTAGCATCACCGTAATCTCTGTTGATCAAAATACCTTCAGCTGGCTTTTGTGCTTTCATTGTAGATTCCTCGGTGGTAGATCATCAAATCCTAACGACCTCATAAGGCGAATCTGTTCTTCTTCGCTCATGTCATCAAAGAGGTCATCATCCATTGGACGACCCATAGATTCGATTTCTTCACGAGTCTTGCCTTCGAACATGGCTTTGACTTCTGCGATCAACTCGTCAAGTTCTTCTTGTGTGCCTTCGAATCCATCAAAAGCACCGGGAGCAAATTCCACTTTCATTTTCTTTTCTTCGGTCATTGTAAAATAGGTCCTGCGAATGTTTTCACTTTGTCTTTACAGTTTACGATGTTTTCTACCATGCTGTCAAACTCGTCTGGTTTTAACGCAGTCTTATAGATGCTCAAAGCCTGTGCCATCATGACACCTGCGATAGCCATGGCAGAATATTCTCCAGCCATTTTGTCTGTGAATTTCAAATATTCAACATAGACATTTTCTAATTTATCATCCATTGTTTCTAACCTTTAGTTGTTGGTCTCTGAATTTACTTCTAACGAACCATTTATACATTTGCCAATATTGGCTCATAGTTAATTTTGGTTCGTTGAACACGTCATGTTCTTCGCAATTGGCCATATAAAATTGATGTACCCAAAGTCTGAAGAATGAAGGTTTTTTCTTTTCAGTTAAGTCCATAGGCTTTGACGGATTTTAATTAAACGGATCATCATCGCTTCATCTTCTTGTTCGTATTTGCGTTCTAATTTGTGTAATACGTCAAGTGCTTTGCGAGATTCAGCTTTTTCCTTTTTGTTCTCATCTTCTGGAAAAATTTCGTCGGGATACTTTACACGACGACGTTCGCAGATAGCTGACCAACCGCTGACATCATATGGATCTGGACGTTGTGGACGTTCGTACTTCCACCATTTATAAAGGATTTCGATTTCCTTTGCGGCTTCTGCTTGTGCTGTAGGAACAGCTTCATGCTTCTTATCTTCGTCCAAAAACTCTGCGTTGGTTAATGTTTTGGCCCAATTGAGATACTCCATGGCAGCTTCTTCACAGCGCCAGTTGCGATACCATCGACGCCACCAAGGATAGCTATACTTTTTACGTGCTTCATCGCTCCAAAGACAATTAGACCATGCTAGTTCGATTTCGACGAAGTCAACAAGTTCATTAAAGAGACATGGCAAAAAGCGATTACCCACATCACACCAACTACCAGGTTTGATATCACGACCATGAGCAGTGAGGCAATGAGTACGAGTAATCCAACGGTTGTTGATATAATAGCGGACATCATTAATCCTATCAGGAACAAACATCCAAACATCTTGGATGTAATCGAGACCTTCTTCGGCAATCCAATAGCGGACAGGATGCTTGGCTTTGGCTTCCTTTTTCCAAGTAGCCCAACCTTTAGAAGTTTCGGCAGATGGCTTCATAGTACCACGAAGCCAATCAGCAAATTTTGAACAGGTCCAATAGTTACGCATCTTTGAGTCCTTTATCTAATTTAGATTATAGAGCAAATTACTTATACTGTCAACCTATTTCTTTGATATATTTGGTGTTAAAACTGACCGTTATTCTAGATTCAGTTTGGTTTGGAAGTGTGCTATGTTCTAACCAACTAGGAAATAAAACCAGTTGTCCAGTGTAACAGGGCATCACCCAAAAATTGCTGTTGATGTCATTCACCTTTTCTGCGAATTCATACATACGCATAGGAGCCAGCGGACTGTGTAATCTTAATCCAACACTACCAGGATCTGCCTTGACATAAAAGGCACCTGATATCACACTCAACTCATGTCTGTGAGCATTGACTCTACCTCCCTGTCCTAGAATATTAAACCACGATCCAGTTATCTTTACTTTTCTAAGTCCCAGCAGTTCGGTATAGTTGTCGACTTCTACCTGTATTCTTTTTTTCAAACCTTCTAGTTTGATGTCATCTAACACATTGATATATGTACCATAACTACTAGGTGATTCGTCGACTAGACTATGTGGGTTAGTTTTTTGTCTTTCTATAATTTTTAAAAGCACAGGAATATCTAAATCTTTGCTAAAATCAGATGTAGCTACTACTGTTGGGAAAAGAGCCTGTGGAGTCATATCTTTCTTTGATATCCTGCTAGATTCAATAGCATGGAATACTGTTCGTAGGCTTTTTTGACAGCTTCGTTTGTATTCCTAAAATTTCTTTCTTCACGTTCTTTTTCCATCAGCATATCGAACATGTCTTTGCCCTGTCCGTGTTCTCTAGCACGGAAAAACATTTCTTCCATTTCTACTAGAGTCTTTAAACGGCTTTCGGGAATCTGTACTGTGTACAATCTTTCTTCATAAAATTCCGAAGCGATATCGATAACATCGGCATCGAGCGGATATGCGAAAAAATTAGGACGCCTATATCTCTGTGTGCGATTCTGATCGTTCAAGATTTGAACTTCGTAATGTTCGCAGAATTTTCTCAGTTTATCTTTTTCCATTTGAAGTGTGTAGATCGTAGTTTACGATACAACGAGGGCCTTTCTTAGGTATACCACCTCCGTGTAGTATACGGCCATCGAAGATCACGACTCTTCCTTTCTTTGGGCTGACACGTTTGATGATGTTTTTACCTGATTGATCAAAGAACACAGTATCGCCATCTGCGTCGTTGACGTAGTAAATTACCACAGTATGCTCACCAGGATAATCTACATGCGGAGCATAATGATCTAATTCTGTATCGTATGGCAATGTTATAAAAACTCTTGCTACAGGTATACTGTTTATGATAAGATTATTTTCTTGGCAAACTGCCATGGGCACTAGACCGAAGTTATCCATGTGAGTAGAAGTCGCTGTGCTCGATTTAAGGATGTGTACGAAACTCAGCGGAGCATAAGATCGTTCATCTTCCTTTGCTGTGGTTTCGTACTTACATCTAAAATCTACTGCGGGATGTATGAGCTGATCACCTGACTTACCTAAACAGATCATCTCTAGATAATCCTGTAAGTGTTGAGGTATCAGATCATCATAGACTCTTAATAACATCACTTATCTTTTTCTTCTTGGCAAAGTTTTTCTAGCAATTTGTAATTCTCGTAAGCCTTTTTTAATGCTGCGAATTTTTCTAATTTCTCTGGATCAGGATCCATTAAAATAGCTAGACGGTCTTCCATCTTTTCTAAAAGTTTCATCAGACTATGACCTTTGATTTTTACATCGCCATCAAACTCGGCATCGCCTGTTACCTTTATTGAACTACCATTACTGCCAGTGGTATAGATAGGAGAAGTAGTCCATGTTGTTCCGCTACTATACGTGTAAGGGCTATTACCACTACCTATAGTAACATTTCCAATCGGTATAGTAGTAATACCTCCGACAGTAGCACCAGCAGTAGTGTAGGTAGTGCTACCGGTAGCACCACTACCGACTGTGATAGTATTTGGGTAACATGTGCTCATG